ATCTTCTAACTGCTCACCTTGTGTTAAAAATAACTTAGATAAATTAAGACAAATCATAACAGAATACGAGAAATGATAAAGAGAAAAATAAACGAAATATCTCCTAACGTAGATAACCCAAGAGTAGTTAAAGGTTCTAAATTCCAAAAACTTGTTAAATCAATAAAGGAATTTCCTGAGATGTTATTACTAAGACCTATAATAGTAGATGAAAACGATATTATATTAGGGGGTAATATGAGATACTTAGCCTGTAAAGAATTAAGATTTAGAGAGATTCCTGTAAAAGTTGCAACAGGATTGAGTCCAGGTCAAAAGAAAGAATTTATAATTAAGGATAATGTAGGTTTTGGAGAATGGGATTGGGATATACTTGCAAATGATTGGGATGAAAAAGAAATAAAACAATGGGGATTAGATGTATGGCAGCCGGAAGAAGATATTGATGATGTAATTGAATCAGAAGAAGTAGCAGAAATAGATTGTTTTTATGAAGTTACAATAACTTGTAAAAATGAATTAGAACAAAAAGATACTTATCATAAGTTAAAAAATGATGGTTATAATTGTAATGATATATGAACAAAACCGAACAACATAAAAAAGCTATAATTGAGGCACTTGAAAAATCATTAGGTATTGTTACCACAGCCTGTAAAAAAGTAGGAGTAGGTAGAACACAATATTACCAATGGTTAAAAGATGATAGTGAATTTGCAAAGGCAGTACAAGATATACAGGATATTGCCTTAGATTATGCAGAAAGTAAACTACACGAGCAGATAGGAGATGGTAATACATCTGCTACCATTTTCTACCTAAAGACCAAAGGAAAGAAAAGAGGATATATTGAACGGTCTGATATTAATATAGGTTCAGCAGAACGCATTAAAATAGACATAATGCCATTCGATGAAGAATCCGAAGATTAAACTATTCAAGAAGCAAATAGAATGCTTTAAAGCCTTAGAGGATAGAACTACAAATGAAGTATTATTTGGTGGTGGAGCAGGAGGTAGTAAAACATTTACAGGCTGTTTATGGCAAATTACACGCAGATTAAAATATCCCGGTACAAGGTCAGTTATTGGCAGGAGTAAATTAAAGAATTTAAAAGCTACAACATTAAATACATTTATGGAGGTAGCAGTAGATTATTGTGGATTAACTCCTAATGTAGATTTTACATATAACGCATCAGAAAGCACAATTACATTCTACAATAAATCAGTAATATATTTAAAAGATTTATTCCTTTATCCATCAGATTCGATGTTCACGAGTTTAGGTGGTTTAGAGATTACAGACTGCTTTATTGATGAAGCAGCAGAGGTAACAGAAAAAGCTATAAATGTTCTCAATTCAAGAATCAGATATAAACTTAATGAATTTAATTTAATACCTAAAACACTACTTACCTGTAATCCATCTAAGGGATGGCTATACTCTAAGTATTATAAACCATCATTAACTCAAGATCTGGAATCACATCGTAAATTTATTAAGTCTTTAGTTACAGATAATAAGGCAATATCTAAACACTACATATCTCAATTAGAGAAATTAGATAAGATTAGTAAAGAGCGTTTACTATTCGGTAATTGGGAGTACATTGATGATGATGCTTTACTATTTGATTACAATAGCTTACAGGACACATTTAATAATACATTCATAGAGCAGGGAGCAAAATACATAACTTGTGATGTTGCACGTTTAGGAGCAGATAAATCTGTTATTATCTTATGGAGTGGATTAAGGGCAGAGAAAATTATCTCAATAGCTAAAAATACCATTCCTGAGATAGTTATTAAAATAAACGATTTAAAGAACTCTAATCAAATACCTAACAGCAAAGTAGTAATCGACCAAGATGGTGTAGGAGGTGGTGTAGCAGATGCCTTTAGTGGATGTGTAGCGTTCACAAATGGAGGCAAAGCGTTAAAAGGAGAGAATTATCAGAACCTAAAAACACAATGCTTTTATAAATTGGCAGAATTAATAAATACAGGCAAGATATTTATCAAGGATAAAACATTTAAAGATGTTATTATCTCAGAGCTCGAGGTAATCAAGAGAGATAAGGTAGATAAGGACCAACAAAAATTAGCCATAGAGGGCAAGGATATACAGAAACAGAAGTTAGGTCGGAGTCCTGATTTTGCTGATGCTTTAATGATGAGAATGTGGTTTGAATGTTTCGGTTCTTATGGCGAATACGCTATTATTTAATAACTTTACTAAAAATTAACCTTTGTATTTATAGATGAAAGAATCAATCGAAATAATTGTGCCTGAAAATTGGGCTGATGTTAGCTTAAAATCGTATCAAAACTATATCAGTAAAATAAACGATTTAAAAGGCGAGGATGAAATTGTAATACATTCTATCAGTTCACTTTGTAACATCCCTTTAAAGCTAATTAAACACCTAAAGAGAGAGGATATAAAGCAATTATACACTAAGTTATCAAACCTTATTTCATTACCAATAAATAAGCAGGTAATAGATAAGATAGATATTGGTGGTATTAAATATGGCTTTCATCCTAACCTTGATGAAATGACATTAGGAGAATTTGTAGACCTGGACGAACATTGTAAAGATGGGGTTGATAGTATACAACAAGTATTAGCCATTTTGTATAGACCTATAACAGAGGAAAAAGGAAATAACTATAATATCGAACCATACAACGAAACCCATATACAGAATGCAAGGCTATTTGAAAACCTTAGTATAGATTTCGCTAATGGAGTAATGGTTTTTTTTTATCATTTAGGGAGCGAATTGCTGACGAGTTCTCAAGGTTATTTGGAGGAGGAAGTGGAGAGGTTACTGCACGAGGGAACTATGGTTGGTTCAGCATAATAGATAGTTTATCAGGTGGAAACATATTACAGTTTAATAGTGTTACTGAATTGCCATTTCGATTATGTTTTATTAAGATGCAGATGCAGCAGGACATTGTACAAGAAGAAAATAAAAGAGCAAGAAAATGATTACATATAGTTCAGTAATTTCATATTTTAAGGAGTTTGCAGATAAGCATTTGCAGTTAAATTCATTTAGCTATGGTGCAGTAGATAAGATAGAATTAAAGAAGATAAACGAATATCCGGCTTTACATATTACACTAACAAATACTGATATATCAGATAAGGTAGTGGTGTATGATTTTGATGTTTATGTTATTACAGGAATTAGCCAACAATCAGAAGAAGATGAGCAGGTAAAAGAAAGTGCTTATTCTGATATGCTTATGATAATGCAAGATTTAAGGGCAGAGTTTACAGAGGGTAAGTATATTGTAGATACAAATCTGTTATTATTGCAAGGAAGCAACGAATTGAGCTGTACACCAATAGAGGAGAAGTTTAATAATATGGTTATTGGGTTCAGTACATCTATGAGTGTAGAATCTGCAAATGAAACAACAGAGTGTACAATACCATATCCTAAATATGAGGGAGAGAATATACTTGAAAAGTGGAATTACCAGACAATTACATATCCTGTAATGGACCAATTTGATAGTGCTTTTTATTGGTGGAGTGCAACAGAGCAAGTTCAAAATAATCTAAGCTATTCAGGAGCAGGTATTCAAAAAATTACAGCATTAGCAAAAAGTAATTTTCTTACTGATGATTTCTTAACACATAATGAATTTACTGAAACAGGTGCTATAAGATTCAACTCAGATTTCAGAGGCTTAGAATTTAACGCTACACAAAAAGATTACAACCTTAAAAACACATTTAGCAATTATCACGGAAAACAATTATATGTAGGATTAAAGGTTAAAAATATAGCTGATACTTTATCTGTGGCAAATAACTTATTGAGCATTACTACAACCACAGAAACAAGAGGTATTAATTTATATGTAAGTGAAAATAGATTAATATTACAAGATATAGCTACAAATACTTTAGTGTCAGCAGGTGATATTACAGATGGTAGTAATGAATATGCAAGAGAGGATAGCATTACAATAGGAGTTCTGTTTTATGGAGATTCTATTGGCGCAGCATATGCAGATAAATGTATTGTATTCCTTGATGGTAATGAAGTTGCAACGGTTGACACAGATGGTGCTTCTATAACTAACATAATAGTAGGAAGCCAAAAGGCTCAATCTGATGCTAAATTCTTATTACAGGAATGTTATGTAAAACAAATTAATTCAAGTTCATCTAAGGCAGACCATTTTCCTAAATTATTAAAATGGCTAAAGAATAGATAATGGCAGATTTTAGTTTTGAAAATACAGCAAAAGCCTTTAACCTTTATGGTAAAGAGGTAATAAAAAGAGCCAAGCGTAATCTTAAGATAAAGCGTAAAGTAGATGGTAAGTATAGGATAACAGATAATACCGGAAAGTTAGCTAAATCATTAGCTTACAAAGTAACTTATGGGAACAATAAGCTAAATCTAAAATTCACGAGCTCATTAAATTACGCTAATTTTATTGAGAAAGGTGTTAAGGGTACAGAATCTACTTATCCATCAGTAAATAAATACAAACCAAAAGATAAGAAACCTGCACAATTTAAAAAAAAGAATTTAGCAAAAGGTGTGGTTGAGAAATGGGTGCGAAGTCCTAAGATAAAATTAAGAGATAAGGATGGTAAATTTATTGAGAAGAACGATTCAAACATAAAGAACGCATCTTATATGATTGGCAAAAGCATTGCAGAAAAAGGTATTGGTGCAAGGGCTTTTTATAAGGATGCAATAGAGCAAAGCAAAAAGAGGTTTATAGTAGACGTTAAAAAAGGTTTACTACAAGATCTGGTAACAAACTTAACGATTGAATAATGGGCATAACTACACAGAACTTTAATAATGGAGATTACGTTTTAAGCAGTTCTAAACGTGTAATTACCTGCACGAGTACAAATGTAAATCAGGCACGATATAGGTTTTATTTAGAGGTTATCTATGATAGTAAAACATATGCATATACGTTTAGACCTAACAACGATGATTACGGAATTATAGACATAA